TCACCCTTCTGCCTGTCTGTTCTTGTCTTCTGGGGTCTTTGCCTCATCTCTATTCCCAATTACGTGTTGCATGGGGCGCCCCAGCGCCTCATGCAAACATGTTTTGATATTTACGCCTTTTCCGTAACGCTCCAGCATCCGGCGCCAACCCAAGTAGTTCTTCAGGTAGTGCGTCGCCACGCCATGGAACCGCTCCATCCACTCTTTCAACCGATGGTGATATCCGTTCACATGCTGGATGTGATACGCACCGACTACCCGTTCGCCTTGACGATTGCGCACCACCTGATGGGTTATACCCTGTTCCTTGCTGAAACAGGCATACACACCCGCCCCATCGCTACACAGCACCGCATCCGGTGACACCAACGGCTTCAACACCGCGATGACCGTCTCGGCATCTATTTTCTCCAACTGGAAATCCGCATGGTGGCCTGCACGGTCTTGTACCACCATCACCGGGATGTAATCTGGCCCGGTTCCACGAGTTTGACCTTTACCACCGCGATGACGTGGTGGACGCAGCAGTCCCCGCTGCCCCTTGAACGATTCAAGAAAGAAGGTCTCATCCACCTCAACAATGCCCTCTTCCCGGGTGGCCTGATGGGTTGCCATCGCGCGCAAGAATCGGTGACGCCAGAGGAACGCGGTGTTTTTGCTGACTCCACAGCGCCGCGCGGCCTGGCGGACAGTCAGTCCTTCGATGAGAGCTTGCGCGTAGTCTTCCCAGCACTGTGCTTTACGCAATCTGGCCAAGGGCGTCTTGGTCAGAACGGTGCTGGTGCGCAGACACAGTTTGCAACGGTAGCGGCGCAGTCCCCGACTCAATCCCCAAGGCGCCAGCTGGGTAACATCGGCCTGACAATGGGGGCAGCCACTGCATGCCGGTAACTGAGTATTGAGCGAGGTAATGGTGTGGGGTGCAGTAAGCTCCTGCTGAGCAACACGGCGCTGGCGCAGGGTTAACTGGGGAAAAAGGGACAACAGGTGTTGAAAGGCTGGGGTATCCATGATGGTAGACCTCAAGGTGATGGCCTACTTCAAGATTAGCCTTCAATGGCAGGCCATCCTTGCGGATGGCCTTTTGTTTTTTTGTTGCTGAGTGGCGACAGAAGTATATGTGGTTCCCTCGTTCGTTTGCCCTTCCCCAGTTTCAATGAAGTAAAAAAAGCAGGGAGGATTGCTCCTCCCTGCTTTTTTTACTCAACCAGCCTGCTTCTAGACTAGGGCATTATCCGCCTCGGTCGTTAGTGTACCTTTCTTGTCTTGTTCTTCTTGGGCTTTAAAGTCGTTGTAGGTCTCCCTATCAAAGAGAGACATGCTTTCTATCTCCTTTGCAGGAATGACGACCCGGAAGCTGTTAATGGACAAAGAGTTTGGTCCCATTGGTATGCCTGATAGTAAGCCACGTTTCGCGTAGTGCTCGTAGTAGTTGGTTGTCAGGTGCAAGGTCAGCTCGTCTTTATCTCTATAGCCACTCATGATCGGTAGAAGCTCTATGTATTCGATGGAGCCATTCTCTAGAGCTGGCATGGTTAGCACACCGATGTACACCTTACGACTTGAAAGAGTAACAACAAGCGGAAAACGTGCTGAGGCAGCGTATACCAGCAGGCTTTCTTCAGGGCTATGGCGAACATTCTGGCTCAACCAGTTCGCTCTTGTGACAGGGTGCTTGAAACGATAACGGCTGATTTTTCCGCTAGCTCCAGCAATCAGTATGGAAAGAGCAATCCAAGTGAAAGTCTTCAGCACTTCATAGCTGATTGATGATTTCTCGATGGGGATCAGTCTGGCAATATCTTCTTTTGCTATGCCGATGGTGTTAGCACACCATCGAAGGAAGCCAAAGTAGCTGAGGCCTGATGTTGCTAACCATCCAATGACTAAAAAAACGCCACCCCAGGATGCAACATAAAAATAAGCGTCCCATCCATCGGAACGCTTATAACGGTATCTGGTTTTTGGAGACTGGCTTGCGAAGATATACCCACAAACTAAGGCGATAGCGATGTAGACGGGGGCCATTTAAACAGCATTACCCCTGTGGCGAGGTGCTTCAATGGAGATGTCTTTGAAGCCTTTGATCAGGTTGACCAGATCTTCCTGTACTGCGGGGTTTTCCATATCAATAGAAACTACGCCATCTTTAGATACGATGACTTTTTGGTCGTTATCTACGATGACGCGAGCCAAGTTATCGATAGGGGCTTTATCTAAGCGCAAAAAGAATCTGATGAGATTTGACATTCTGTGTTCCTCCTTTGCACATACCACAACAGCAGACTCATAAGTGGTAGGTGATCCCCGTCGTTATCACACGTGACTATTGACAGGAAATGTCGGTGGTGCGTTTACACCAACCTTGTGCACAACATGTTGTGTCCATACGACACATTAAGCACAATATGTAGGCATCTGTTTTGCCTAGAGGCACAAAGCCCCACATTTAGAGTGGGGCTTGGCGCAAGTGGTCACTCACACCTAGTGTGTATAACCTGTTAATAACTTATCTTGTTAAACTGAGTATATCCTTTACTACCAGTAATAATCAAGGTAGGTAGATGTAACTTTGAACGGCAGAAGCTCAAAAATGAGAGCTATACACACATGCGCAGTGGTAAGTCTACCTCAGGCACTACTAGTAGTATCTTTCCACACCGTTTCCTGTCACTGATAGCACTCTTCCATAGGTATGTACCAGTAGTTTTGCCCTTAAAAAGGCATCATGTGAGTTGTGGCATGGGTTCTGTGCGTGTTCACGGGTTTCACGTGCCTGATGGCGCACTTCATGCGGCGCTTTTTCTGGTCATGTCTTTGGATACCCCCGCAGTAAGAACCCCGGCTCAGGGCCGTGGTTTTCTTTACCACGTCCTAGTATCAACTGCAGTTATCGATTCCACGGAGTCAACGGAAAGTCGCCAGTATCCAGCCCCCTGTACTGGCATTCATTCGCCTCGTTGGTACCCTTTGTAGATCGTAAAAAATTTCACCCGTGAAATTTTGGATCCTTTCCAAAATTGCCCTGCAAGCCTTTCCCTGTCTGGCCTCCCTGTTTTTCACCAGTGGTTAGACCTGATCCAGCGCGCGGACGCAGATCCTCACGAAAAGCAGTCATCCCCCTTTACGCATCAATGAGTTAGGCTTTTTGTGCCTTCGATCCTATGTGATCAAATCGCCCTAAAACGATCACAAAGTGAAATTTTGTGAAATTCTGGTTTTGCCCCAAGCCCCCAGTACTGGCGTGGCCTGGCGAATAGAAATGCACTCAAAAAAATTTCACAAAATTTATTTTATAAACCCCCGAGGTGGGGGGGGAGGAGTGCGGATTCCGTGAGCCAGAGAATTCCGCCGTGGCGCCTGGGCTGCACGCCTGGGGGCTGGCCACAAAAAAGCGACGCATGTGCGTCGCTGTCGTGTTGTGAGTGGTGATGGCTTTCTACGAGCCGCCTCCCCATCCCATCTTCTTGAATGCCTTGGCTGCGATAGCCATCAGCTCATCGTTACCCGCCTCTGGCAACATCTGGCGCTCGGGCGTGCTAACCGTCCACCGGTTCTTTCTGGTCTCGCCCGTGGTCGTTCTGATGATGATGGCGGCCCGCTGTACACTCAGGTGCTCCTGTATCCACTTGAGCGAGGGTTTGCGATAGCGCCGGCGCTTCCCCCTATTCGATAGTACCTTGTAACCCAGTGCGCGAAGGCGCAGCGCTTGGCTGCGCGTACAGGGGCTATCCGTTGGCTGGAACGGCTCAGCTCTTTTGCCCTTCTCTGATGCGCGCGGGCGGGGCGGCTTGGCCGGCGGTGCCGTGAACTGCTGCTCCATTCCCTGTTGCTGCTGGTTGGCGATCATCCCTACAAAGCGCTTATCAAAGTTGATGATTGCCTCGTCGGCCGTTGCGCGAGTGCGCAGGCGCTTGGAAAGCCCCGCAAGCCGCTTGTGTTTGCGTTTGCTTATTGTCGGTGCCCACTTAGTGCCGTCCGGTGCCTTGCCTGCCCTGATGCGCTGCTTGTTCACCTTGGCGACTTCCCGACCAATCATCTGCATGACGCGCCGGCGCTTGGCCGGCGGCATCGATGCGCTCTCCAGTCGGTCCATCAGGTTCATCATGGATGCCTGGTTGATGGCGATCTCAATCATGCTCGCTCCTTACTCGATGATGGGGGAGAGCTGGCTGGCCAGCTGCCCCGCCTCTTGGCCATGGCTCGTCATGGCGGCGCTGTTATCGGGTGCAGGCCCACTGCCGTGGGTATGGCTGGCTGTGGTGGCGGCTAACTGCGCCACCACGTTTATCAGTTGCAGCAACAGCCGGAAAATATTGACGCTGTCCGTCCCCATCCACGAGCGAGGGGCTTCGAGGTGCTGCAGCTCGCCGGCAATAGCCCGGCGCATCAGCCCGACCACCTCGGTCAGATCGCCCGCTGCGGTCTGACTCATATTGCCAAGACACCCCAATACCATCTCATCGCCAGCCAAGAGCTCGATGGCGCCCAGCGCCTCGATGCGCTTCATCGCACCAACCTCTTCGATGCTGTGCTGTTGCGTCGTTATCCGATGCTGGCCAAACTCGCCCAGGTACTCATCGGCCTGGCGGTGCATCTGCAGTGCCCGGTCGTGCTGGCGGCGGTCAGTGTGGCGTGCCTGGTTGCCCACGGTGTCGGTGTGACTGAACACCTCTTTCCGCTGCTGTTGCAGCTGCTCGCCCGGGGCGATATCCGGCAGCGGCCAGCCGGTGCCCAGGATAGTGCGAATAAACGGCCGGTCGGCGCGGCCGAAGGCGAAACCCAGTTCGACCAGCGTCCCCTCGAGGGGGTACTGCAGCAGGCCTTGCTCTGGCCCACCAAAGGCCACCGGTAGCGGTACCGCCCGATAGCGCGGGGTCAAAGCGTCCGGCTCACCATCTTCGCCCAGCAGCTGCACATCCACGGCGTAGCGGGGGCGAAAGGGATCATTGCGCTGGCCGGCGCTCGCATGGTCACTGATGGCCTCTACCCGGCCAAATTTTGGCAGGTGCATGCCATCGGCCAGCTCCGGGAACTCACTTTCGATGTTGGCGCGTGCCGGCGATTTCACCACTTTTCCCGCTGTGGCGGTGGTCAGGGTCATTTCGTCATCTTTTATCCGAACCCGGGTTACCCGCTTGCCGTTGATGGTCGCCCCGGGGCGCATTGCGGGCAGCACGGGCAATACCATCAGGTTACCCGCCTGGCGTCCTGACCAGGCGGGGTCTAGCGGCATATCCCGACCGTGCCAGCGACTATCGGCGTGACTGCCGACGAAGATGCTACCGGCGGGCTCCTGGTACCAGACGAAATCGGGGATCCCGAATGCACGCCCCGCATTGTCGAGTAGCTGATAGCCCGAGCCCGAGCTGGTGAAGTTGGGGATTGGCGTATCGACGTATTCCGCCTGGGGCAGCATAAAGACCAGGCCGGTCTGGTCGGTCAACCAGGCCAGCAGCGAGCGCAAGGTTGCATGCTGCTGGCTCACCGGGAAGCGGGCCGCGAGCACCCCGGCGCGCTCACGGCACAGCACCTGCAGCGTATTGCCTTTGGCTGGCTGCACATCGAACACGTAACCATCAAAATAACGGCGCAGCTCGCTGTTGTAGCCCACGTCCAGGGTGATCATCTGCCCCTTGGTAACCTGGCCACTGACATTCACGATGGCGCGCCCGCCGGCGTTCAGATCCAGCACGATATCGTGGCTGACCAATTGAACCGCGTGGCCCTCGATACTCGCCCGGGTCATCAGCTTCATGACAAGAACCCCCCGATGGCGCTATCAGCTTGCTTTACCAGTCGCTCAAATTGGCCCAGTTCCTCATCGCCCTGCGCCTGTTCGCTGGGTTTGGCCTCGCTGGCTCCCTGAGTGCCAGCGCCGACGGCAGCAGCACTCTCTGGCGCTCTGGCCTCTCGCTTCTCCGGTACCGAGTTGTATTCACGCAAAGTGAGCTGCACCTGCCAGGCCAGCAAGCCCTCTTGCTCGGTGGCACTGATGGAGCCGGAAAACGTCGCCTGGCGTATCTTGACCGACTTGGCCAGCAAGGAGCCGACCCGGTAGACGTGGCGCTGCCCGCCATCGGCTTTGGCGTCTGCCAGCTCAAACAGGCGCCCCAGGGCCTTCTCATCCTTGAACGGCACCAAACCCGAGACGCTCAGCTCCTTGGCCTTGGTGCCCTGCTCGGCATTGCCGGTTGAGCTGGTCTGGCCGCTTTGGTCTGCATCCTTAAATTGCATGGACAGAGATATACGCATGGATTTCATAGCGATAGGTTCACCGTCCAGGGTGAGCATGGCGGATTGGGTCATGGGGTCAGTTCCTGCCAGAAGGTGATCGGGGAGGGAGAGAGGAAAATGGCGGCGACCGTCATGCTATGGCTGTGGTCAGGCGGTGCACTCTCTTGCAACTGCGCGGCGAGGCTTGCGGGATCGCCATGGCCGTGCCAGCACCATATCTGACCGCTTACCTGGGCCAGCGCCTCGATGGCGGTTTTCAGTGCCGTGAGATGGTGAAGCCTGCGTGCTGCCAATGCTTCAAGCTTGTCGATCGGGGTCTGGCTATCGTGGGCCAGGCTTTCGAGCTGAGCGATGTCACCCCCCAGTAGCGAGCGGCATTGGCGCAGGGGATCCCACAGCAGCGGCTCTTGCGCACGCCAGCGCGGCACGATGGCCGCCGCAGGCTGGCCCATCAGGTCATTGCTGGCAGTCAGGCGGCGCAGCGCTGCGCACCATTCCGGCAGTGGCAGGATAGCGCACAGGGGTGCCAGTGCCTTGGCCAATGTCTCGGCGCTATTGCCTGTGACGAGCCAGCCAATGGCATGCTGTGGGCCGGATGGGCGGTGGATGTCTGCGCCATCTTGCAGCTTGGTGGCCAGGGTGGCCACCGCGTTGGGGGCGGCCAGGCTGTATTGGTCACCCTGCAGCTGGCCCACTCCGTGCTGATAGGGGGTGACAGTCAGGTAATGTCCGGTCACCAATAGTTGGTCGAGCTGGGCGCGAAGGCCAGCCAGTTCTGTGGCTGCCTCACTTAACGAGTTTCGGCGATATTGGGCCCGTGCTGCCAGGCGCTGCAGGCGGTCGCCGGCGCTGGCTTGGCTGGCCGGAAGCGCATCCAGCACAATTTGAGCGCGGCCGTGTATGGCTGCGCCACTTGCTGGAAATGTGAGCGGACGTTGTTGCCAGCTCATCAGACTGTCGCGGCGCTATCGTTGCCCCGGGTCACAACCTGGGCGAGAAAATGCGCCTGGCAGCGTTCGGTCAGCACCTCAAAGGGGCCATCGGTTGGGCCCGCCAGTGTCAGGGTATTGCCGGTACTGATTTGATAATCCTGGCTATCCACGCCTGCCACACGGTCTTGCTCCGAGTTCCAAAAACGCACCTGGTAGGTAACGGTGGTCCCTCCCGCCTCTGGGGCGCTTTGGTTCGCTTTGTTTTCCCACTCTCCCCGATAAACAAACGAGATGGTGCAGACAGCATCGCGACGTTGCGTGCCACTGAGGTCGGTAAATGTTGCGGTAAATAGGTTCAATGTGAGCTCCCGGTTTGAGGATTACATGAGATACACATCGCCAAGGCCGCTTGCACTGCCGCCTCTGGAGAAGGTAAGTGTGTTGGCAGAGAGAGACATGTTGACCAGCAGGTCATGGTCTCGGTCGGCGTTCTCACCGCCACGATTGAGGATATGGGCACCATACCCCGCGGCGGCCACGGCGAACGACACCGGAAACCAGCGCCCTCGCCCGGCAACATAGATAATTCCGAAGGTCTTGCCGGTGACATTGACTGACACCGAGCTGCCGCCGCCACCGCTGCCCGCATGAGTCATCACGGCGCCAACCTGGCCGGGCGGGTGAGTGTGGTTGGCCGCGGCCAAATCTGGTTTGCCGGAGACCTCTGTCCAGCCAGGCCAGCGGGTTGCGGTGTCAGGCTTGTCGGAGATCTCGCCCCAGGAGTGACCATGTTGCGACGGCGCAGCGCCACTCTCGTTGGGCGTGTGAGTATGGCCGATGTTGGATTTACCGTTCAGGTCATCCTGCAATCCCCAGACATCGCTTACGGCATGGCCGTGAACGACTGGCGCAGCGCCGCTTTCGCTGGGCGAATGAGTGTGGCCAACAGGGGACTTGCTCGCCAGGGCACTCGCGAGTCCATCAATGGTCCCAAATGAGTGTTTATGACTATCATCTTTGACTTCTACCGTGATAGTGGCGCCTTGTGCGTCTTGCCACTCGGCCTGGCCGCTGACATCACCGGTCAAGGTGATGGTGCGCTGGCGGCGTTCGTCGGCAATGCTGCCGTCTGCATTCACATTGGCCACCAGGGCCACGAAGTGCTGATAGCCGTTGCTGTCCACGTAATCGTGCAGCGGGGTGTCGCTGAATGTCAGGGTGAAGTGATTCACCCAGGCATCGAGCAGGGAGCCCGCCCGGTAGATATCCAGCCACATACCGGCAGGCCCAGGGCCCGGATTAACCCGTTTGGCCTCATCGAGCTGGGCTCGCAGGCCGCCCACATAAGCCACTCCGGGCTGTACCCGGTAGATACTCCCCTCCTTGACCAAGCCAAAGGCATTGCCATAGAAGGTGGCCGCGCCCAGGAACTGCAGCGCCTGCAGGCGCAAGTCGTTATCCATCCCGCGCAGGCGGGCGGCATAGTCAATTTGCCAGGTGCTGGCATCCACGTGAGTGGCGGTCACCTCGCTGGCGCGGTGGTACTCCATCAATATGGTTTTGACCAAGGAATTTCCGGTTTTGCCGGTGGCGCTGTCGCTTGCCACCTTCTTTTCCAGCCACTTGTGCACAGTCATCGCCACCAGGCCGGAGGCCTTGTTGAGGAGGTACATGGCGTTAAAGTCAAAATCGCCGATGCTGGTGTCCATCACGATGGAGTAGGCCACCGCGTTGTTGTGGATGCGTCCGCGCTGGTCGACATCCTGGCGATGCACAATTTGACTGGCGGGTGGCAAGCCGCCCGCCGGGTCAATGGGGCTGTCCGGGTCAAGTCCCGGCACATTGGCCAGCACAAACTCATCGAGCACCACGAATTGCTCGTCGGCCAGGCAGTCACGCAAATAGGTAATAAATGCGTTGGTGATAAGCTGGCTCATAAGGCGCCCCCTTCGGCCCATGCATAACTGGGGGTGGCGGGGTAGATACGCCAAGTATCGAGTGCGGCGGCCAGAGCCTGCTCGGTGGTGCGCACGTTGGCGTGGTAGCCAGGCGCTTGCCGCCATTCCTGCACCTCAGTACCCTCCATCACGGCATGGCTCTCGATGATACCAATCATCAGCAACGAGGCTTGGGGGTGATATAGCTCGCCCGATGTTTCATCTTGCAAGCACCCGGCGGTCAGCAGAGCGCCCGTCATGGCAGCTTCATCGGCTGCCCGCAAATACATGTCGATAAAGTCTGTCATTTGATGGCCTTCATCTGTGCATCATTGAGTGCGCGGTGCCACACCCGTAGGTTGCGAAGGTGGATCGAATCGGCAAAAAAAGTTTTTCCATTGCTGCCAAAGTAGGTCAGTGCGTTGTTGTCATACAGCTCGCCGGTGCGCGTCACCGAGAGACACTCCCCGCCGCAATAAATGGTCACTTCATCTCCCTTAATGCGGAATACGACTGTTTCGTGCTCACCAGGCGCTGATTTCTTGAGTCTTACGGCATTCTTCGAGCCCCCGTAAGCCATGAACTCATCAGAGCCACAGCGTAGCCAGGTGTATTCACCAATCCAGGCGATGGGTTGGGCTCCGCTGACGTAAATGCTGGGATCGCGCAGCACCTCCACCGCCAATGTCATGTTGCCACGGCCGCCCGGGAAGTTGAGAGGGGTAGGCAATGACAACACGTCATCTGCGCGGGTGACAGCACGGTCATCGGTGGGGATATTGGAGCTCGATTGCCTCGCCTCTTCGCATTGCACAAAGCGGACATACATCCCCTTGGTGCCATCAGCAGAGGGGGCGGAGAAGGCTGCGTAAGGGAGAGTGGTATCGCCGCAGCCGATAACCACATTACGATGCGTATCTCGAGCATCTTTATAGTTGAGAGTGACGACAGTAATGCGGGTATATCCGTTGGGCAGACGGACAACCTTGTTCACCTTCAGACTATGATTGGCTTTTACGATGGCGCCGCTGTGCACGTCGACCCCAATGCCGTTATCCGGGCTCGCTTCATCGGTTCCGATAAACCCAATTACCACCATGTCAAATCCGACAGGCTTGACCTCGACGGTAATCGCGATTGGGCGCTGGGAGGCTGTTGAAACCGGGAATACGGCGCCGCGCTTACAGACAACCGCCTTGGGGGCGCCTCCCGGGGCGGGGACGATTTTGCACGCTCGCTCGGCGTTGTCATAGGTGACGTCATAACCTGCGTGGCTGGCCCACCGCGTGAGGTCACTGGCAGGATAAACCAGATTGGTTTTTTTCCCCTCCAGCAATAACCCTGCGCGCTCAAAGCGCGGCTCGTTAACGGCGGCGTTGGCGGGCAGGCCATCCTTGCCGGTGTAAGTTGCCCCGGAGGCGCGCGCGTAGGTGAGGTAACTGGCCACCACATCATCACCGACCTTGACCTCGCGGCCATGCCCGGTGACCAGGCGCAGCGAGTCCGTCAATGGCGCCCACACATCCGGCAACGGTACACTCGCCAGCTCAATGGCATCAAAGACCGTAGAGAGCCCAGTGATTTGATTAGCCTTGTCTGCCGCCTCCTGCGCCGCTTTGGCCGAGGCCGCCGCGTCCTCGGCCAGGCGGGCCACTTCATCCGTCGCGGGCTTTAAGTTCACGCGGGCGCGCTCGGCCAGGCTTGGCTGCGAGGCACGCTCCGGTACGGGTACCATGGTGTGTTCCGGCGCCGTCATGATGTCCAAAAATGCCTCGACTGCCGCATCCAGGCGCGCAACGGCGACATCTCCGTTTAGTGAGTTCATCGGGTCTCCTTATCAAATCCCAGCGAGCAGGCCGCCTGCACGGCATCGGCCCATTCATGTTCAAAGTACAGGGCGGCGCGCACCACCCGGGCCCCCATCTCTATTCGCCCGCACACCAGGGCCGCGGTGACCGGATAGGTCACCTGGAAGCGATAGCGTCTGCAGGTGCGGCCGTAGTGCTGGATCAGGCTCTCGATGAGCGCCTGGTTGCGGGTAAAGTCGTTGTCATCCATCTCGACGAGAATGACGTCCCAGGGGTAATCAGGTTGGCGCTCGTGCAATTTGCATGCACCCAGCCCAAGGCGCTCAAAAATACGGTTGAATCCCGCCACTTCACCGGCGTCCTGGGCGTTCACAAACGCGAATTTGACCCGTTTGCGAAACAGCTCCAGCGGCTCGCCCGCCACGCGGACCATGCCGCGCTCCCAGGCGATAAGAGAAAGTACCGGCAGGGCACAGGTGAGCGGGTCCTGATCCAATGGCAGCAGTAACCAGCTGCGCACCTTGGCCCAGAACGCCATCACCCCCTTGATCAAGAAGGCGGGCTCAGCCAGCGTGCGGCTGATAGTGGTGCCATCTTCCCACCAGGGCGCCGTCGTGCCTGGCAGCGTCGGGGCTTGCTCATCATGCTGGGTGCGAATGGGATCACTCACCGAATGTCACCTCCAGCGCGGTGAGTCGCGGGATATTGAGCTGCGCAACAATGTCGGTTTGGGCGAAATCCAGACTGTGGATCTCGGGGAACTGGCGATGCAGCTCGCGGCCCAGTTGCGAGAGTGAAAATCGGGTTTGCGGCCAGGTGCGCGTCACATCCGGGAAGGCGGCAGACTGGCGAAATGCAGCGCGAACCAGATCCACCACGCCTTGCTTGAGGTCTGCCAGCTGCGCCTGTGACAAATTCGCCACCGGCCACAAGGTCAGATCCAGGGTGTGCTGCGTCTCTGGCATCGCCATCACCAGCACGTCATCACCATGACCGTGATTGCCGTCGGTCATCACATAGCTGTTCAGCCGCTCGATGAGCGCGTCCGGCGTGCTGCCCACTTCGAGCAGGATGTAGACGTTGGCCGTCCCCGGGCCCCTTGGTGCGTCGTGCTTGAAAAAAACATGGTCGGCACGAATGCCCGCGACACTGGCCAGCATGGAGCGATAGATAGCGTCGATGTGGTAGCGCCCCACTGCCGAGAACTGGTTTTGGATGCGCAGGCCCAGCGCGTCATTGCTCTCCTCATCGGCGCCCGGGGTAACAATCCAGTCCCGCTCATCATTACGGGCAGAGAGGATCCCGTTTATCGGTGCGCTCAACAGGTTGTAGTAACCCGGCGCCAGCCCCCAGGCCACGCCGGGGCCCTCCGCCTCGCAGATAACCCGGGCAATTGCCTCTCCGGCTGGGCTTACCACGGTCTGGATGGGTTTCATCCGGTAGACGGTGCCGTTGATGCGCTCGGTGGTGACCCAGATATCGGCGGGAATGGTCACTGTGTCGGCCGGATTGGCCTTCACAAAGCCGATGATGCCGATGGTCTTTTGGGCAGGCTTGCGCGTGAGGTCGACATCCCACGCCTTGAGTTCGAGATAGGGGCCGGTCGCGGTGGCCGCAAAGGCACTGGGTAACACATGGCCCGCCAGCAGGGTTTTGAGCAACCAGAGGGCCGGCTTGATGACGACGCCGCGCACCAGACGCCAGAACGGGCTGACATCAGAGTCATTGGTGATGAGGGAGCCTGCGGCGATCACCTCTTTTTTCAGTTCGGCTTCGACCGCCTGCTCGGTGGTCGGGATCCCGGTCTGCTCAAGCAGGCCGATAAAATCGATAGTGGGACGAACTTTCACAGCGTGACCTCCAAATGGCCGAATTCGTAGGTGCTGGCCACCACCTGCACGCGGCCGGCGGCCTCTTCGCGAATGAGGATGGTGCCCGGCACCAGGCGCACATCGTTTTCAACCAGCAGCTCGATCTCGGTCATCACATCGGCGCGCAGGGTGGGGCTGCGCTCACCGATAAGCTTGCGCGCCAGCCCCGACTCCATGATGCGGTGCTTGATGTCCTGGCCAATGCTGTGGCGGTCCTGGGTGTAACGGGGCTGGCCGCCGGCATCGAGCTGCCAGGCGCCATCCATGACCAGAATGTCGATGTACTTGGGCTCACTCATCCACGTTGCTCCAGCCAGGTGTTACGGCTTAGCTCTTCAGGGGTCATCGGGTTTTGCACATACATGTTGATGTCCCCGGTGGTGAGGGTTTTTGCTGGCGGTTGGCGCATAGCCGTTACCGATGCGTTTTTCTGGATGAGCTGCTGACCCAGTCCACCCACCGCGGGCGCGCGGGCCCCCTGCTGGCGGTAACTGGCCAGTGGTGAGTTGACCACTTGGGCGGGTGCGTCAATGGGGGTATTAATTGGGATGTTGATATTGCCGTGTTGTGGCATGGCCAGCGCAGGCTGGTTGCCCATCTCGATGTTGATCCCGGGGATCATGTTGAGCTTGTCGATCAACCAATCCACCGCGTCACCCAGCAACTCGAAGGGGCTCAGGTTGCTCATGTATGTCATGAAGCTATCCCAGCCAGCCTTGAGGCCGTCGATGGCGGCGCTCATCAACTCGAACACACCTATGTCAGCTAGGACGGCCTTGATTTCATCCCAGTAGTAGAAGACGGCGGCGGCGAACAAGGCGATGCCGGCGACAATTAACAAGATGGGGTTTGCCATCAATACCGCGTTCACCGTCACCACGATGGCTCGTAATACCGTGAAGGCGGCGCCCAAAATAGTAATGGCTGCTTTGACTACCCACAGGGATGCAGCAAAGGCATAGGTTACCCCCTTTGCCAAGATGCAGACCGCCACCCAGGCGGCCATAGCGACTTTGCATAGCACAACCCAGATGGTTGAGGCCATGGCAGCCAGCTTGAGCGGGCCAAAGGTCAGTGCCCACGCCAGGGTGGCGAGCTTGGCCACGCCTGCCAGCACCAGCCAGGTACCGGTAACGATGCCAAGGCCGGCGATGGCCAGCACGGTGTAAGCGACGAGTTTGGTGAGGTTAGGGAATATCTTGGTCCAGCGCAGGACGACGCCCGCGCCATCGGCAAACACCCCCACCACCTTGTTGATGGATGGCAGCACCGCACTGAACAGCGCCGCGCGGATGGCGAACCATGCCGCCCCTACCCGTTCGTACTGGTCGGTCATGGCGGCGGCCATTAAGGTCGCTTTGTCCATGCCGCGAGCCTGACCCAGTGCATCGATGCTCCCCTTGAGGGCGTCGGTGTCGCTGATCAACCCCAAGATGACGGGGGTGGCGGTTTCACCAAAGGCCTTCCCCAAAGCACCAATCTCCGCCCCATCCAGCTCCCCAAACTTGCCCTGGATCAGCTCCAGGATATTGACCATTGGCAGCATCTGGCCGGTGGCATCATAAAAGCTTAACCCCAGCTCTTTGCCGGCTTTGGGGATGGAGGACAGGAACGACTTGTAGGCGGTACCCGCAACGGCGCCGCCCATGGATGCCTGCAGGGTACCCAGCACCGCAAACTGTTCATCCATCGAGATGCCCAGCGAGGTGGCGGTGGACTGCACGCCCTGGAAGGCATCCGCCATGCCCTGGCCGGTGGTTTTGAACATCTGCACCGCGGTGGCAGTTTTACCTGCAACGGCTTCGACCCACTCAGCTTTACCCATCACGGCGGCTTGCTGTTTGAAGATGCCGTACATGGTGCCCATGTAACTGGTGATGGTGCCGGTATCAGCTTTGGTAGCGGCAGCCAGCACAGCAGAGGCGCGGGTAAAGGCGGGAAGTTCTTGTTCTGACAGCCCGCCGATGGCGGACTGGATATCATAGGAGGCGCGCACGAACTCGGTGGCGGACTTGCCGTATTCCACGCTAAAGCGCAGGGCTTCTTCGCCAAGGAGCTGCAGCCCGGTTTGGGATACGTCAAGGGAGGCGACTTCGCCGAGTGCCCGGTCCATCTCAATGGCGGGCCCAAGTGCTGCCTGGATAGCCATGGCCCCGGCGGCAATCGCCGCGCCGCCGCCGGCGAGCTGGGCAAAGCCAGCCCCTGCTACCTGCTTCACCTGAGCCAGCTCTCTTTTGATGCCCTGCAGCGGCCGGGTCGCGGCGTCTATCAGGCCGATGCGCATCATCAGTTGTTCGGTAGCAGAGGCCATAAATTACCCGTTAAATGCAGTAGCGATGCCGTGCGCTACGCTGTTTGCGCTGCGCTCGGCGAAGTACTTGTCCAGCCAGAGGGCGCGGGCCAGGCTATCGAGCTCATCACCTTCACCGGGCAGGTAATGACGGCGAAGCGTCAGTGCCTGTTCCAACTGGTTGTGCTCGATAGCCTCGGCGCGCGCGGTTAGTTTTTTACTTCGATGTCCAGGTCGGGGGCGTACTGCTCGTTGACCTTGGCGACAATCTGCAGGGCCGCGCCCGGGCGTGCCAGCAGGCCTTCCAGCGCTTCTTTGCTCTCGGTGCAGACAATGCGCTTCAAGTACTGATGGGACGGGGCCACCTTGTCGGTCATGGAGATGCCGTTGATGTAGCTGTTGTAGGCGGTCATGGTCGGGGCGAACTGGATGTCGGTACCGGCGATGGTCAGGGTGATGGTTTGCTTGCTCATGGGGTGTTTTCCTCTTGGGTAATCCATTGGTTTAGGGTGTTGAGCTGGGTTTGGCAGCGGCGCAGCGCACCCTGCAGGGTGGGGACAAAGGCCACAGCCTCGCCCCAGGTAGTGCCATTGAATTCAGGTTCCGGGCAGTGGGGAACCAGCCCTGGCGGCGGCAGGCGCTTGACCACCTGGGTGGTTATCACGGTGTGCGGCGGTGGGCTTGAGCAGGCGCAGAGCATTGCCAGGCAAAGGCTCGCGAGCACAATCCGGGCGGCCTGCCGGGGGCGTGGCCAAGGCATGTTGCAGGTCATCGGCAGTTTTCCTCTGTTGCTGGTCGAGCGCGGCCATCTCGGCGTGCTGGCGCGCCAGTAGCTTGCGCAGCCCCTGCTCCTCTTTGCTCAGCGCCTCGAGGGTGCTGGACTGGTGCGTGTTGACCTGCTGCAGCACGTCGATAGTGCCGTTGGCGGTAGCGAGCGCAGTGGTCAAGCGGCTGATGTGCTTCATGCCGCCCAGGAACAACCCCAGCAGTACGGCAAGGGCGGCCAAGATGAGAAGGTCGCGCTTCATGCTTCCCCCGCCGATAGGCCAGCTGGCGAACCAATAGGCAGCTCGCCCGCAGGCAGCGGCTCACCCTGCGGCCAACGGTAGCCAGTGACGCGGGTCAGCGGGAATTCACGGATATTCACCTCGTCACTCTGGTTGCCGCCCAGCACCAGCAGGTTGCCAGCCGGGGATTTACCGACCACGAAGCCCACGTGGCCACCGCCGGTGCGGGTGAACACAACGACGCAACCCAGCACGGGAGCATTCAGCTTTGCCCCCCAATCCAGATAACTCTTGGCGCTCTCAAAACGAGTGGACTGGATGCCGACTTGCTCCAGACAGGCGCCCACGAACGCGGCGCACCAGGGCGTTTCGTCATCTTTGATGCCGCCGCGCTTGATGGCTTTCCACATGTCCAGGATGGCCTGGGCATGCTGTGAGCCCTTTATCTCTTTGAGCCCCAAGAATTTGCGGGCTTCAATAATCCAACGCACGTCAGACCTCCTTCTTTCCGAGCAGCTTCGCTGAGTGCTCGCGGATGATGTCTATCCCCAGCAGGCCAATCATGCCGCCCAGCAGTGGCGTGGCTTCTTGAGGGATGCCTATCAGATGAATACCGGTCGAGACCGCCAGTGTGATAAGGCCGCACAGCAGCGCTTCGATGAGCCGGCGGCGACCCGAGCCGCCGCCATAGGTGATGCGCAAAAATGAGATGGCCAGCGCCAGCAATGCCCCGTAAACCGCGGGCCAGTTATCCATTAACCAGGCAATGGTGATAGCCCATAGCGTGGTGTCTTTGTTTGGCATAGCGTTCATATCCTGCTCTTTGAATGTGGGCGCAACTCTTGGCGCCCCTTGCAGGGCGCGCACAGGCGCACGCCCGGGATGGCTTGACGGCGGGCCTCTGGGATAGGGGCACCGCACTCCTCGCAGTGGTGCGCGCTGTCCCCCTGTCCCTGGCTTTTGCCCAGCTGGCGCGCCAATTGGGCATCAAGCATGCGGGCTGCGTGCGCCGTGGCGCGGTCGATGTCGTCCATGGCTTAGCCGAGAAGGTGGCGTGTATCGTCGGCGGACAGGTACGGCACGCCATCGATGTGGACAAAATCCGGGGAGGTGACGAACCCCTTGACCTTGTGCACTGACTTGGTCCCCCCTTTGGGGTCGACATCCAACACATCGGCCACGCTGAGCTTGACGCCAAAGGCTTCAATCTTGAGCTCTTCCTCGCCAGTGTTGGCGTAGAACAGCACGTCTTCCGGGGGCAGGCTGCGATAGCTGCCCGCTGCCCTGGCGGCGCTGCCGAGTAACTTGAAGTTCTTGGTATCGAGCTCGAACTCCAGCTCTGCGGATACCTCGCCATCGACAAAGCCATCAGGTACGCCGCGAGTGGTGGCGACAGCCGAGTTATCGGTAATGGACAGCGTGGCTTTTTCCACGTGCACCATGGTGTTCATCAGGGTGATGTCGAAGTTCATCCCCGAAAATCGCTTGGTCATGGCTTAGCCCTCCCCGTTATTGAGGCTCAAATCGAGCATGATGTTGATGGCGATCCCCTTCGGGCAGTCGACGGTGCGCACCAGCACGTAGATGGCCACGTGGTTTTTGTCTTGCCAGGTGAGGGTGATATCGCCGTCCTTGGGGGAGGCAATGTCGCCCGGGAACGGCTGGCCGTTAATGACGGTGGACTTGGCCATGGCGCGCAGGTCTTTGCCAAAGAAGGTGATGGCGGCGGCAGTGCTGCCGGGACTTGAGTTCAAGGCGCGATCACCGATACGGGCGATGCCACGAATACGCAGCCGGCGGGCCACCTTGTAGGCCACGCGCAGGTTTTCAATGACCTGATAGTCACCGCCTTCGACGTCGAGGGTGCGGCCATCAGCCCAATAGATACCGTCATAGTCCGGGTACCACATCGGCACCGAATAGCGGTTACCCTCCAGTGCCTGCAGGGTGGCCAGCGGCAGCGGCACGCCGTCCTTGTCTACCGGTGCGTCACCCAGCCCGACCAGGGCCCCGGTCTTCACCCGGCAAGGGCTATCCGCCACGCTCACCGCGCGGTTGCACAGGCGACCGGCATAGGCACCGATGAGGTTGGGCCACAGCTGCGGCACCAGGGTGACGGAGCTGGCCGCAATGCCATCCTGCAGGGCGGCCAGGGCGGCCTCGTATTCGCTCCAATCTTGGGCGGTACCATCTTTGCCGACGGCGTTGGCGGCAATGCCCGGCACGGCGAGCAGCATGAACTGCCAGCGCCCCCATTTGGCAATCAGCTCCTGACTGAGTGCGTGAGCGGCGTTGATGCTCGCCTTGTCCCACACCTGACCCAGTACCACTACGCCTTCAAAGGACTGGGTACGCTGGGCGGCCCGGGCGGCGTCTATCCATGAGGCTTCACCGGCGGCCAGCACATAGACGGCAGCGGTCCAGTTCTGGCCGGCGTTATCGCGCGCCGCCAGCAGGTTACCCTTGAGCTCGCTGTTGCCACTGCCGAGCAGCGCATCCAGGTCTGACTGGGTATTGACCGATAGCAGCTTGCCGGCGTTCGTGGTGCCGGGGCCGATAAACAGCAGGTGGCGTTCCACCTCGTTGGTGGGCCCCTGCATCTGATTTAGGTTATTGACGATGACATTTGGCCACATGGCGCAGTCCTCTTTGATGGTTATCAGGGGGCGGTATGCGCACCGCCGCCGGCATGGATGGTGATGTGCTCGGCAACCCACACATCGAACGGGGCCACGCTCCACGTTTGGCCTTGCCAGTTAATCGGGCCGGTCGGGTCTGGCACGATGTGCAGCGGCTCGCAGAACTGCAGCTCAATTTCGAGATCTGCCGTGAGCTCATCGTTGGGCACGACCGTGTAGGTCGGCTCAGGCAGAGCGAAATCGTCCCGATACTCGTCGTGCTCTTGCACCCAGCTGGCAGCCACCGCAATCAGCGTCTCGGTGCGGCACTCACGAAAGGGCAGGTTTTCAAGCGAAAACACCGCGGTGTAGTTGAGCCAGGCCACCACCTGGCCGGTGGGGCCCATGTTCTTGGGCTCGAGGCGGATGGTGCCGCCCTCCATCCAGCTGTCCAGAGCGCGGGCGCAGCGGCCTGGTAACACGCGCACCAGCTCCTGATGCATGGCTGCCAGAAAAAATCCTTGTGGGCGCAGCTCAGTGGCGGTCTGGGTCATAGCAGCGCTACCCCGACTCGGCGCTTACCCTTGATGGTGCGCACCAGTTGTTGGCTCGTGGCGAGCAGTTGATCGCGCAGTGGTACCGAACGTTCGGCCAAGTCTTTGCGGGCATCACGCTCGGTGACAGTGGCAAACTCGGGCAACAGGGCCGCTTTGGCGCGGGCATAGACGGCGGCGATGTAGTTGGCGGTCAGGGCGTTGTCGCCGTGGACCATGCGCGGGCCGGGCACGTCCCGTGATGAGGCGTAGCCTCTGGCCTCTTGCCTCTCTCGATACTCATCAAGCTGCAGGTTGATTTCACCGATGGCAGCCAGCAGGGCCGCACCGGTAGCGGTGCTATCCATATCTGCCGGCAAAGCGCCACTGCGCTCAAAATCACCGACAAAAATGTCCGGCCAGAACCCATCGTTGGTGATGGTGCTGGCGCTGTACCCAATGCCTTTACCTGAAATCATCTGCAGCCCTATCAAATGGGGCGCCCCTGAGGCCACGAAGCTGAGCTGATGACAGCGGTATGCTGCTGGCTCACTTTCGCCGGGGCGCGGTGGCTGGGGAGTTGTTACGCCGGGTTGAGCGCCCGCAAGCGCATCGCGATTTTGTGGCGCAGGGTACCCACGCCAATCTTGCTGTGCGTCTTCTCGGCCAGCGCCAGCCAGTGGTCTGCCTGCTCGAGGGCGGCACTGTCAGCCAGCGCGCTTGGGCGCGGCTTGCCGTCTTTGTCACGCAAGAGCAGGTGGCCGGCGAGCCGGTACCACTTGGCGGTGGCTTGCTCGTTAAGGCGCCAGTCACCCCGCACCTTGTCGAACACCCGGGAGAACCAGGGCTCCACCCCGTGCCCCAAGGCGGCTTGCTCTTCGGCCCACACCAGCACGGTGTCGGCGGTGAAATGGGCCCAGTCGCGCTTGATGTTGCTCGGGGTGCGCTGGTTTTGCTCAATGGCAAGCAGCGCCCAGGTGATGCCGGTTTCCAGATCGTCGATATCAAACGCCCAGATAATGAGGCGCTGAAACAGCTCGTTCTGGTACACCGTGCCGAGCGCTGCCAGCTCCAGGTACTTGTCCACATAGGGGCGATATTTGGGGAAGAGTTCATCCCGTTTCATCGCCACTTTGTCGCCTCTACGCACCAGGGACTTGAGACGCTTCATGTCCTCTTCCAGCGCAATCAGCTGCAGGTGCAGGCTGTTAGCCACCAGGCCAGTGGCTTGCCCGGTGGCGGCCGCTTTGGCCACCCCCTGAAGTGCCAGCACGCGCTGCTTGTGACGAATACCCGGCGAGCTCATCGTTAAGCGATCCCTTCCTCTGTGCCTACGCCCTCTTCACTGGCAGCCTTAGGGCCGCCAGGGCGGGGACCGATCACCACATCAGCCTCTTCAAAGCTACCGAAGGCCTCATATACACCGATGGCGTACCCTTCTTGGCGCCAGTATTGGTTTTCAAAGCCCTTGGTTTCGTCGTTGTCGGCGGCCTTGCGCTTGCGGGTGTTGCGCTGGGTATAGATGTGCAGGTTGGCAAGCGTGGTTACCCACAAGCCGTTGCTTGGGAAGTACGGCGGGATATAGGCCGGACGCCCTGCGATGGACTTGGCCAACTGCTGCGCCGCAATCTGTTCGGTCGGCTTGGTGGCTTCGCCGTAGAGCTTGGCCTGGGCTGCTGCGACCAGGTCGGTACCGATGAGCACAACCAGGCGCGGATCGGTGCGATAGAGCGGATTGATAGTGCTGTTGATGAGATCAGACACCATCTGATCCAGGGTCTTGTAATCCCCCAGACCGTCCGGGTCGAAATAGATCTTGTCCCCCTCTGCGGCCTTCAACACTTGGGAGCCGTCATTCCATTTACGCGCCAGCTGTTGCCAGCCGATATTGACGTCTTCGCCGAGCGGGAATGCTTCAGGGTCAGACTCGTCGGCAATGTGGGTGCCGTTGAAGCCCACCCGTAGCATGTCGAGCGCAAAGGTCTGGTTGGTGAAGTCGGCGACCAGTTTTGCAAATTGCCCCGGGCTGCCGGCATTGGCCCAAGAGCACAGGGTGCTCCAGTCCAGACGGACGCAGGAGTCGGTTTCGGTCAGGCTGTACTTGTGACCGCCCACCCCGACCTTGCGGCGAAAACGCCCTTCGGTCTTGCGGCCGGTATGCAGAGCGCTGGCGCCCACTTGCACCACCTGACCAGTCAGCTGATCAACGTCCTGGCAGGTGATAAGGCCAAGGAAACTGGTCGACTCCAGAATGGCTGCACGCAGCACCGTCTCCATGGGCTCTGACACCGAAAACTGATGGGCCAGGGCGTTAACAGGTACCCCGTAGGCCTTGGCCAGCTCAGCGGAGAAGTGTGCCAGGCATTTTTCTGCCTGGGGGGTCTTGGATTGACTCACGGTTGATTCCTTAGCAAATGGTCACGGTGGTGTCGTTACCGCCCAGGCCGTCAGGGCGCTGGTTTGGCACTTCTACCGAGAAGGCTTCGATCTTTTGGTTCAGGGCCAAGACCTGATCGCCAAAGCCCTTGATGGTTTGCTCCATCGCGCTGAACTGCTCGGCAGTGATAGCGGACACGGGAGCGACTACCGGCGCAGTCACAGGCGCGGGATCGGCGACAACCGGATCGGCGATGGGCGCTTCTGCTGGCTTGCCCATGGCGTCCACTTTGGCGCTGAAGGTTTCAATCTTGGCGCCAAGCGAGGTAAACAACCCTGTCAGCTGGTCCATCTGTTCTTTGGTCATCTCGGTATCATCCTTTGGTGCAGGGGCCGCCTCGGCTGGCGTGGAGCCATGGCCGCCCAGGAAGTTAAAAATCTGATGTAAAAGGCCCACGCGATCGCCTGCTTCTGGCATGTCTGAGGGCAGTGAAAAGTCACAGAGATCCAGCGGCATGCTGTGGCCGATGATGGGTTTGTCGTGCTTGGCGGAGAACTTGAGCATGGTGGTGCCGGTACTGGCGGGCACATCGGTGACGCCAATGCCGAACAGGTAGGTTTTACCTTTGCCGGCAAAGTTCGGCATGGGCTCGATGGAGCAGAACCGCATTTGTCCGCGCTGGTTCTGGTAAATCAGATCCCGATTCGGGCTTAGCACCGCAAACAAGGTGAGCTTGCCATCGACGGTATCGGCCTTGAGCGCCTGCACGTGTCCCATGTTGTCGCCCCACTTCATGTGCTTGGGCCAAAGCTGGGCACAGTAGAAGGTGGGGTCGTAGGTCTGGGCCATGTCGTTTATCCAGTCGGCCGAGATCTCGCGCCCGTCAATGGACTCGCCTTCGGTGGCGACCGCTACCCAGCCGGTACGCAGTGATGAATCAATCGGTGTTGCCACGGCGGCCCCCTTGTATCGAATTGGCGCCAGATTATCGGGAAGGAAAGGGGGCTGCGCGGTGAGGCGGTCGGATGAATTCGGATAATCGCGTTTTCCGAATTTCTCCGAATGGCATGAACGGGACGCCTTGGCGCAGCTCACTATCATGGCCCCAGATACAAGACTGGGGGCCCTGGTGGCATACACAGACGAGATAAGGCAGGCCGCCAGGCGGTTGTACCTGCGCCGCTGGAGCGCACAAGAGATCAAGGATGAACTGGAGCTGGGTAGCGTCCGGGTGGTCTACCTGTGGGCGGAAAAGTATGGCTGGACCGAGCTCCTCAGTGATGAGGCGCTTGAGGACGCCATTACCCGCCGTTATCAGGCGCTGGCCGGCAAGGGCAAAAAGAACCACGCAGATCTCGCCGAGATGGACAGGCTGATCGGCCACCATGTCACTCTCAAGGAGCAGGCGGTCAAACTTGCCGAGCGCGAGCAGACGCTCAAAGCCAAGCGGCGTGAAGAGGCGCATGACGCAGGCGATGACGCCCCCTCTGGACGTGAGCGGCAAGAAGGCGGCAAGCGCAAGAAGGGCGGGAAGAAGAGCAAGAACTGGGTCAATGATCTGGGCCCGGAGGACTTCGAGGGGTGGCTGGCATCGCTCTACCCTCATCAGCTGTATGTGCGTGACATCAAGAACAATCCCGAGATGCCACGCACCCGCAATATCCTCAAAAGCAGACAGGTCGGCATGACCTACTACTTTGCCGGCGAAGCGCTCGAGGATGCCGTGCTCAATGGCGGTAACCAGATATTCCTGTCTGCGACCCGGGCCCAGTCCGAGATCTTCCGGCTTTACATCATCAAGCTGGCCCGCACCTTCTTGGGGGTTGAGCTCAGCGGCAATCCCATGGTGCTCTCCAACGGTGCGACCCTGGTGTTTTGCTCAACCAGCGCCAACTCTGCCCAGGGCTACACCGGCAATTTCTACGCCGACGAATACTTCTGGATCAAGAACTTCAAGGCGGTCATGGACGTGGCCACCGGCATGGGTTCGCAATCCCACTGGCGCAAGACCTTCTTCTCTACCCCCTCAAGCAAGGCGCACGGCGGTTATCGGCTGTGGTCTGGGGATGACTGGAAGGGCAAGGACGCCAAGCGCCTAGCCATGGAGTTCCCGACCGCTGCCGAGCTACGCGACGGCGGGCGGGTCTGCCCGGATAGAGCCTGGCGCTACATCATCACCCTGGAAGATGCGGTGGCGCAGGGGTTTGACCTCATCAACATGGAGCTCTTGCGAGAAGAAACCTCCATTGAGGTGTTCGACCACCTCTATATGTGCGAGTTCGTGGATGAAGAGGGGGCCGTGTTCAAGTTTCAACACATGGAGCGGGCCAGCATCGATGCGAGCAAATGGAACGACTACAGCAAGGAGCTGCGCGAACCGTTCGGCAAGCGTGAGGTGTGGCTGGGCTATGACCCTAGTCGAACCCGCGATAATGCCACCCTGGTGGTGGTTGCCCCGCCACTGTTCCCTGGCGAAAAATTCCGGGTGCTGGAGAAGCACTTTTGGCGAGGGATGAACTTTCGCTACCAGGCGGACGAGATCGAGAAGATCGCCAAGAAATTCCGCGTCACTTACCTGGGGGTCGACGTGTCCGGCGTGGGGAGCGGGGTTTACGACCTGCTGCAGCCGGTGTTCAAGTCAACCATCACCCCGATTAACTACAGCGTCGAGAGCAAGGCGCGCCTGGTCTTGAAGATGGTAGATGTGGTCGAGTCTGACCGCATTGAGTGGGATCAGGAAGATATCGAGATCCCGCTCGCCTTCATGAGCATCAAGCGCAGCACCACCGGACAGGGGCAGATGACCTTCCGCGCCTCGCGCAGCAGTGAAACCGGCCACGCCGATGTGTTCTTTGCCATCGCGCACGCCATCGACAACGAGCCGCTCGATACATCGCGCCGGCGCAAATCTACCTGGGTGACCAGCAAACGAGGAAAACATGAGTCGCAAACAGCGTTCACAGCAGCCAGATGCCGCGCAGCCAGCAGCCAGCACCGCCATGGTTGCCAACCGCAAAGCCGTCACCTTCTCGGTGCCGGAGCAAGTAGATCCTGCCGCCTGGATGACCGACTACACCGACGTGTTCTACAGCCCGTGGGGCGAGTATTACATGCCGCCCATCGACCGGCATGGGTTAGCCAAGGTCGCCCGTATCAATGCGCCCCACGGCGCTATCTTGATGGCTCGGCGCAACATGATCTCCGGACGGTTTATCAGCCGTCCGGGCGTGCCCCGGGAGGTGATCACCGCCTTCACGCATAACTTCCCCCAGTTCGGGGACGCGGCGTTGCTCAAACTGCGCAATGGCTTCGGGCAAGTGGTGGGACTTTACCCGCTCTCCGGGCTCTACCTGCGGCGCAAGAAGGGGGGCGGGTTCTTGCTGTTGCAGCGCGATGGCCATCACCTGCATTACCGCGAAGAAGACATCATCTGGCTGGCACAGTACGACCCAGTGCAGCAGATCTACGGCCAGCCGGATTACCTGGGCGGCCTGCAGTCGGCGCTCCTGAACAATGACGCCACTATGTTTCGGCGCAAGTACTTCCTGAACGGGGCGCACATGGGGTTCATCTTCTACGCCACGGATCCCAACATGGACGATGACCAGGAAGAGGAGATGAAAGATATGATCGCCAGCTCCAAAGGGGTGGGCAATTTCAAGTCAATGTTTGTGAACATCCCGAACGGCAAGCCGGACGGGATCAAACTTATCCCTGTGGGTGACATTGCGACCAAGGATGAGTTTTCGGCCATCAAGTCCATCACGGCGCAGGACGTACTGACCGCGCACCGGTTCCCGGCGGCGTTGGCGGGCATTATCCCGGGAATGGGCAGTGGCGGGCTGGGCAACCCCGAGCAGTATGACCGGACCTATGCGCGCAACGAGACGATCCCGATGTGTGAGCTTATCGAGGACACCATCAACGGTGCTGGTCTGCCCAAGCGGCTGTGGGTCTCGTTCGATAGGGAGCACGGTGTTGCCGCCTAATACTGTATACCGACACAGGTGTATGTATAATCAGCAATTGATCAGTTATCACGGGGGGCGTATGCGGGTATTTTGTCGAGAGTGCGGCGGGAAGGGGAAGATCACCAAAACGCAGCGCTTTAGCGCGGACACCAGTGATTCCTATTGCCAGTGCAATGACCCTGAATGTGGCCACACCTGGGTGATACAGCACTCCTTTAAACACACGCTGAGCCCGTCAGCGCGTACCACCACGCAGCTAGCGCTGAGCCTAATCAAGTCACTTGGCCCAGATGGGCGCAAGACGCTGCAGCGGGAGCTTAATCTCAGGCAATAAAAAGGGGCGCATCGATGCGCCCCTTTTAATATGAACTAGCCATCCTCGCCATCTGGCGGTACAGATGGCGTGCTCATCATGAACTTGGATACCGCAGTTTCTTTAGCCTTTTCCCACATACCAGCATCAGAGAAAAAATATACAAACGTAGCTACAATAACCGCTGTCCAAAAGTTGCCTATAACACCAGAAGCGCCACTATGATGCCACTTTGTGAAGCGCTTCCAAGTGGAGTCTTTTGGCAGGTCTTCCATAGCTATATTATTGATTTTTGCAGCTAATTCATTTTTGATTTTTTTAATCTCATCATCAGCTGCAGTTTGCAGAAAAAGGTTAGCAAGAGCCTCAGCTTTCTGCTTGTAGCTAGCAATCTCATGGGGTTGAGTTTTCAGCTTGGTAAACCCATTGATATCCAAACCGCTGCAGATAGCTTTTCTTTTTTCAACCTTATAAATTGAATAAGCAATCATCCCCACTAAATCTCGGTCATTTTTGACGAGCTTTTCATGCATTTTATTATATTCAGGAGGCATCGCCAAAACCTATGTAGTCTATTGCTTTTCGTTATTTATTTTGTTGAATTTATCAGATGTGGTTACCCACATATTATTAATTTTTCGCGTAGACACTTTACCAACAACAGCACCTGCCATTTTACTTGGTTCGTATCCAGACAATACCTTGTTGTTTACCCTTTCGGCTAAAGAACGCGGCCGAAGACCAAGGCTTTTCAAGAATGAATCAAAAGTCATCTTTGCCCTCCTTGTCTTACGCTGTTTGCTTGATACGCCCAATACAGTAATACGCATGCTACCTGTTTTATCATTAAATAGTCCAATTGGGGCCATAGTCTCATGTAGCGCTCTTAAGTGTCAACTTAAGCTCTTCTTCATAGCATAGTCACAATGTTGCGAGTGCTCTCAGAGAGTCCCTTCCCTGTGAGACGATCTATCTTTCTGTTTGCTTCAGCTCATAGTCGGCACCGCGACTGCCGCGCTTCGCTTGCCGGCCACCAAAAGCCGTGTGACAGACTGCGCTAGTCACGTGGCTTTTGTGGCTCATATCTTGATAACTACCGGCTACAGCTGAATGATGATTGATGCCTGCGGCGTTTGTGATTAGTCATACTGTTTTTTCAGGTTGCTGAATGCCTGGTGGCAATGGCATCAGCCGATCTGCTACGAATGCGACGATATCGCCGCCGTTTGGTGTTACTGCATCGGCCCTGTCCATCAGGTGAGTGACCAAGGCCTCCCTATGGTCTGGGCGAATGCCTGTCAGGCTCGCCTTGGTGGCCTCTACGATGGTGCGATGGATGTCTTGCCCGCCTGTCGGCAAGCGCCAGCCATCGGATCCCCCGAAGAACTCGGCATTGCTGATCGCCTCCTGGCGGTGCTCCTCCGGTGGTTGCGGCCACGCCTGCAGATCGACGGTATCGCGCAGCCGCTCAAGCTGGGCACTGGCCTGTTCTGCGTCTTCCTCCTCTAAGGCATCCAGTAGCGCCAGCGCATCATCGGCGCCGGTGGCCGTCATGGCCGCCAGCCATGCCGCGGGGTCGCCAGACTGCGCCAGCATCCCCCTGATTTCATCGAGCGAGGCGGCGCGCCGCTCTGCCCTCCCTGTCGCCTCGAGCCCCGCCTGGTATGGCGAAAGCTCATCCGGCGATGAATACGGGTGTTGTTCGGAAACTTTCAGGTCCCCATTTCGGATGCATACGTACCTGTCCCCGGCCTTCACTATCAAACCGCGCTGGATCATGGCCACGTCTTCGGTATCTAGCCCCAAATGGAATAGATTCATCCCGCTAAATGGATCCTTCTTAGACCCTCGGAGATCGTCCCGTACAGTTGTTGCCAGAGCTCCAAGGGGAGGAAGGGCTTCGCTTCGCTCACAAACCTTTAACTCGCTGCGCTCGCCCACACCCCAAAACCCGCCATCCTTAGGCGTGGTGGTGCTCTGTGACCCACACTTGCGCAATACCCACTCACCGGAGCGGGTCTGCTGGATGTGGCCGTCAGCGGCGCGCACGCCCACGAGTTTGGTGGTCGGCTCGCCGTATTGATTGGGTTCGGCAAAGGCGGTGCGGTGGATACTCAAAGGACGTTCATCACGACGGCAGCAGGGGCCGCCCATGGCCTGGGTGAAGTTCTTCCAGTCCACGGCATCGGCATAGCGTCGGCACTCTTCCATGATGGGGCTTGCCAAGGGGGCCACGACGACCCCCTTGGCTTCTTGCAGACGACCCGGCAACTTGCGCAGCTCTCGCCAGATCCCGACCGGTGGGCCTTTCAAAGGTTGGAACTGGCGCAGGCCCCAGAGTGAGGCCCAAGCCCGCACCCTGCGGGCACCTTCGGTGGCTGCCGTCTCGGCTTCCAGATCGCCCTGGTCACCGACGCGGTGGCCATCGATGTTCTTGGCGATGTATTTGACGATGTAGCCGACCGCGCCGCCTTTCTCCTTGTCCATCTCCTTCCAGTTAAAACGGGGGTTGATGTCGCTATAGGGGCACTTGCTCTCTGGGTGGCGCTTGCGCTCCAGATCGCCTTTGTCATGGCTCAGAGCGTAGCGCTGCAGGATGCCGATCAGCCGGTGCTTGTGTTCTGGTTTGACCCAGATCAACAGGTGCCAGTGGGGCGTACCGTCGTGATGCGGCTCGACCACCCGAAAGCCGAAATAGTCGATGGGGTCATCATAGGGGCGCGGGGTGTTGGCGAGGTGCTGTCGGAATTTGTCCCAGCCCCCACCAAGGCGCCACTTAGCGGGGCCATCGATGTGAGGCTGGATTGCGCGAACCCCTTTGCAGCGAAGGGGCTTGCTGGGCACCGGCAACCCCGGTGCCATGGATACGTTGCGATCGAGGGCCGAGCGGCAGCGCTCCCACAACTTACCTATGTAGCGCTGTGCATCGTTGGGGGATGAGCCGTCGTGCTTGGGATTTTCTGTTGTGGTGTCGGCCTTGCCTGGCTGGGAAGCCTTCACCGTCTTCCAGGGGTGAAATCGGCTCGGGGCTGTCCAGGTGAAGAACAGCCCCACATATCCCATTTCGTCAGCCACATCAGAAAAGCCCCTGGCGCGCACCACCAGTTCGTGGCGGCGGTTGGTGGGGTTGGCAACGGAGGCTTTGACCGCCTCCTCCAAGCTGATGACTATATTGTCCTGGGCGTTATAGGCTTCCATGTCCTTGAGCCAAGCGGCGGCCATTCGCTGGCGCTCGACAAATGCCTGCAGCCCCTGACTAGAGACGTAGGCAGAGACGCCCTTACGCACCTTGCCGAGCAAGATGGCGCAATGTTCGTTGTACTGATCCCATCTCTTGCGCAGGCGTCTTTCCCACCACTTGGGGTCAAGCCAGCGTATAAGGCGGGAGACAATAAAGCTGTCGCGCCCCTCGGTAGTTCTGAACTTTGGCAGGCGGGGCAGCATGCCCCAGGCGTCGACTGGCTGCTTGCACATATTCCACAGGTGGAGTGGTGGCACCAACTGCTTGCCTGAATCGGTGGCAGCATCACGCAGCCGGACAACTCGTTCGACGTAGTTGACGGCCAGACGCTCGCGGCTCTCTTTAGTGCGAAGCTGCTCGAGGGGCTCGGGGATAACGTTCTGCACCTGACGCAGGGTGTTGATGCGACTCGATAGCCAACGGTTGGCATCCTTGGTGATGGCAATCCCCTTGAGCGCGTCAGGGGCGCGGCGACGGCAATAGCCCACGAACAGCTCTGCGCGCAGGTCTTTGGGCAACTGTATCCCCGGCCCACCGTTGGCTCGTGGAATGGGGCGCGTGAGCAGGTCTAGCGCCCAGTCCAAGGCATAGGCGCCCTGTATCTCAGAAAAGTAGGAGCGGATAGCTGCAATCTGACTATCGAGATCCAGTGCTGATGGTGCTCGGCGAGCGGGTGGCAGGCGTGAGTCAGCCAGGCAGCACAGCGTGACACGGCGCGTGTTCATGATGGCCTTTGCCATGGCTTTGACCGATGCAGCCAGCTTCCAGGGAGAAGGCTGCCTGGGCTGGACTGGTTTTGCGTCAAAGAGTTCGGCGTGATAGTCCCGCATCAGAACGGCAGGGGCTCGTCGCAGCGCAGGTGGGCAAGATAGCGCTCCTGGTGAGCGACAGTGTCTAATGCCTCGATGCGGGCGCGACGCTCTTCCCTGCACTCGAACAGCAGGCGGCACCGGGGAAATCTTGGCTTTGGTAAGCGAGCTTTCCGCAAGGCAAGGAGCTGGCGCTGGTACTGACGAAGGGTTGCCAGCTTCACCTTGGCGATGGCGGACAGCGTGGCAATGTCGGCCTCCACTTCCGCTTGCAGTGCTGAAAAATTCGGGGTGTTTTCGGTCATCGGATCACTTCGCCCAGCCCATGCAGTGGGGCACACTCTTCCCACCAGTCGCCGATCTCGGTGGCCAGCGTGGTGTC